TTACTTAGATTCGTCTGGTAATCCAGTAGGAGCAGCAAGCGCAGGTTTTGCATTAGCAATGGCGGTTGCATTATAGGAAATAAATATGGCACAAGATTTTAGAAACAGTCTAGTAAGAACAATTGGAACAAGCGACGAAACTATCCTAACTGCAGGAGATTATGATGCAGTTATAGGTATTAGATGCTGTAACATTTTAACTTCAACAATTACAGTTGATATTAAAATTGCAAAAGGAGGAGCCGACTACTTTATAGCTAAAGGAGTTGTAATTCCACCTAATTCAGCTATTGAATTGATCCAAGGAGGAGCAAAGATTGTTTTAGCAAGTGGTGATGTATTAGAAGCAGTTAGTGATACCGCAAGTTCACTAGATGTTGTTTGTTCATACATCGACACAATTAGTTCGTAGGAGGAATTATGACGGCAGTAGTAAATGGGATCCAATATATTGGAGGGCAGTATAGCCCTAATGACTTTATCCCTAATCAAGCGGCAACGATTGATGGAACTCAAACTGTAGAGAATGGGGTTCTTGCAGGACCAATAACTATTCCTATGACAATAACAGTAACAGGGACATTGGTAATAGTATAATGAGTAAAATAGAAGTAAATACAATTGAACCACAATGCGGAACAACCTTAACTTTAGGTGGTTCAGGAGATACAGTAACTTTAGGATCAGGCGCAAGTCAATCTGGTTTTAAAGCTGTAGATTGGCAAACAAGTTCAATTAAAACAGCTACTTTTACTGCTGCAACTGGTAAAGGTTATTTTTGTAATACAAATGGGGGTAGTTTTACAGTTAATTTACCCGCAGGAACTGCTGGAGATACAATAGCAGTGGCAGATTATTCAAGAGATTTTGGTACTAATTCTTTAACTGTTGCTCCCAATGGTTCAGAAAAGATTGGTGGTATTGCAGCTAGTGCAACATTAACTGTTGATGGTCAAGCAGCAACTTTTGTTTATGTTGATTCAACAGAAGGTTGGATTAATGTTCAAGAAACTCAAACATCAGTCTCTGGAGCAACTTACATGTCAGCAACAGGTGGTACTATAACTACTTCTGGTGATTTTAAAATTCATAAATTTACAGGTCCAGGAACATTTTGTGTTTCAGCTATTTCCAATACACCAGCTAACAATGAAGTAAGTTACATAGTTGTGGGTGCTGGAGCTGGTGGTGGTTGGGACCGAGGCGGTGGAGGTGGAGCAGGTGGATTTAGAGAAAAAAAATCAGGAGTAGATACTTACACAGCGTCTCCTTTAAATGGGGCAACACCTATCACAGTTACAGCAACAGCTTTTCCAATTACTGTTGGTAGTGGAGGAACAGCAGGTTCTCCAGGAGCACCAACAGCTAGAGGTGGATCTGGAGGAGTTTCAACTTTTTCAACAGTAACATCAGCAGGTGGTGGCGGAGGTGGAGCAGCTAACCCATCAGCACCTACAGGCCCAGGAGTCGCTGGTGCTTCAGGTGGTGGAGCAGGAAATAGACAAGGTTGTGGAACACAACCAGGAGGAGCCGGCAATACACCGCCAGTTAGTCCTCCACAAGGAAATACTGGAGGTCCAGCAGTTGGACCTGGTCCAGTAACTCCAGGTGGTGGAGGTGGTGGTGCAACAGCAGTTGGAACAACTGCGACAGCTAGTGTTGGAAATGGAGTAACAGGTGGAGCTGGAGCAACGACACATATTACAGGAAGTCCTGTCGCATACGCAGGCGGTGGAGGCGGAGGTGCTTCTTACTGTTGTGGTAACACTTGTAGAACAGGTGGAGCAGGCGGAACAGGTGGTGGTGGCCAAGGAGGAAATTCTCCAGGTGGTGATGCAGGTTGTGCAGGAACAGCTAACACAGGCGGCGGTGGTGGCGGAGGTGGTAATCCATCTCCATCAGGACCATCGTTAGGTGGAACAGGTGGTTCAGGTGTAGTAATTATAAGGTACAAATATCAATAATGACTAGCACAGTAAAAGTTAATAACGTACAAGCTTCAGATGGTGGAAACATCATCAATCAATGTGGAACAACAATTACTATTGGTGCAAGTGGTGATACAATTAATTTAGCAACAGGTGCATCACAATCAGGATTTGGAAGAACAGGTACAGTAGATTGGCAAACTGGAGATATTAAAACAGGAACATTTACGGCTGCCAATGGTAAAGGTTATTTTGTAAATACCACAAGTGGGGGCGTTACTGCTACTATGCCGTCTTCTCCTTCTGCTGGTAACATTGTAGCTTTTGCCGATTACGCAGGAACAGCAGGATCTAATAATATAACAATAGATAGAAATGGATCTAATATGCAAGGTGCTGCTACTAATGGATTAATAGATACAGATAGAGAATCTGTAACTTTTGTTTATGTAGATTCAACACAAGGTTGGGTTCCTGTTAATGATAATAATGAATTAAAAGCCGCAGCTCAATATGTAGCGGCAACAGGCGGAACAGTAACTACTGTGTGTACAAATTATAAAGTTCATACTTTTACAGGACCAGGAACTTTTTGTGTTTCTAGTGCAGGAAACCCTTTGGGTTCAAATACAGTTTCATATCTGGTAGTAGGTGGTGGGGGAGGTGGAGCTAATAACAGAGGTGGTGGTGGAGGTGCTGGAGGTTTTAGAGAAGGTAGAACTCCTCAATGTGCTTCTTATAGTGCTAGCCCATTAAATGCAACAGCAGGTTTACCAGTTTCAGCTAGTCCTTATTCAATAACAGTTGGTGGGGGTGCAACTGGGATACCAAATTCTCCAACAAATAGACCAGGAAATAGTGGAAATGTTTCTACTTTTTCAACAATAACTGCTGCGGCTGGCGGCTTTGGTGGCTATAACCCTAGTCCAACTCCAGGTGTAGGAGGAACTGGAGGTTCTGGCGGCGGTGGTGGATACCCTAATTTAGCTGGTGGAGCAGGAAATACACCTCCTGTAAGTCCCCCTCAAGGTAATCCTGGAGGAACATCATGCTCATCAAACAGTGGTTCTGGTGGTGGTGGAGCAGGAGCGGCTGGAGGTAATGGTGCAGATTGTAATGCTGGAGCAGGTGGAGCTGGAGTAGCAACAAGTATTAATGGAACCCCAACTACAAGAGGTGGTGGAGGTGGAGGTTCAGGAAGTTCAGGAGGTGGTGGAGCTGGTCCTGGAGGTGGTGGAGCTGGATATGTAGGGGGCGGTGGATCTAACCCTAACCAAGATGGAGATGCTAACACTGGTGGTGGTGGAGGTGCTTCAAGAAATGGACCAGTATCAGGAGCTGGTGGATCTGGTATAGTAATAATAAGGTATAGATTTCAATAGGTAAATTATGAGTGAAATAAAAGTAAATAAAATTAGTCCAAAAACAAATTGTGGTACAGTAACTGTTGGAGATTCTGGTGATTCAGTATCAGTTTCAGCAGGTGTTCCAGTAACAGTTAATGGAGATTTAAAATCAAATGCATTAAAAGCTACTGATGGTGGAAATATAATTAATCAATGTGGGACTACAGTTACTTTAGGGGCTTCAGGAGATACGATTGCTTTAGCATCAGGCGCTTCACAAACAGGTTTTGGTAGAACAGGAACTGTAGACTGGGTAACAACAGTTCAAACAGGTACAGTAACGGCTGCTACAGGTAAAGGATATTTTGTTAATACCACATCAGGAGAAATTACAGTTAATCTTCCAGCAGGTTCTGCTGGATCAATAGTTTCAGTCTGTGATTATGCAGGTACAGCTGATACAAATGCAATCACAATATCAGCTAATGGTTCAGAAAAAATTGAAGGTTCAACTGATGATCATAAAATAACTGCTGAAAGAGGATCAGTTACTATGGTTTACATTGATAGTACTCAAGGATGGTTAGCAGTTAATGATGCATCGGTAGGTGGAGAACCATTAGTTATTACTTATGGAGTCAAATATGTAGTGGTAGCTGGAGGTGGGGGTTCAAGATGTGCTTCTGATACTTCAGGAGGTGGTGGAGCTGGAGGTTACAGAGCTGCTGGTTGTGGACCTGCACCATTACAAGCATCTAATTTACAGGTTCAACCAGGAACCTCATATCCAATAACTGTAGGTGGTGGAGGTCCTAAAGGAAGTCAAGGATCTAGTTCAATATTTTCAACAATTACATCAGCTGGAGGTGGGCCTGCAGATTCACCTCAAGATGGTGGTTCTGGTGGTGCACCGAATGGATCAGGAAATACTCCTCCAGTATCTCCTCCTCAAGGTAATGATGCTGGTGGCGGTGGAGGTGGTGGAGCTGGAGGCGCTGGTCAAAATAATCCAGGGCCATCTCAAGGAGGAGCTGGTGGTATAGGCGCTCCAAATTGTATTGCTTCAGGTACACCTTTTTCAAGAACAGTATTTGCAGGTGGAGGAGGTGGTGGAGCTGATCCTCCAGGTAGTTCACCGCAACCAAACAATCCAGGAGGTGCACCAGGAGGTGGTGGAACTGGAGGTGCTAGAGGTAATGATAGTTCAACTGATGGTGCAGCTAATTCTGGTGGAGGAGCTGGAGGACAAGGAGCAAATTTAGCAGGTCAAGCTGGTGGATCAGGAGTAGTTGTAATAAGATATACAACAGCAGATGCCCCTGGTTCTACATCAGGAGGAACTAAATCAACAGTAGGGAGCTGTACAGTTCACGTCTTTACAGGTCCAGGAACGTTTTCAGCATAGGTAAATTATGTATTGTTTAACAATTAATTTTAATATATAAGGAGAAACATTATGGCACATTTTGCAAAACTAGGAGCTAACGGAAAAGTTATTCAAGTACTAACACTTGATAATAAAGATATGCTTAACGCTGATGGTGTTGAAGATGAATCAGTAGGTCAACAATATTTAGAGAGACACAATAATTGGCCTGCTCAGATGTGGATTCAAACTTCATACAATACATTTAATAATCAACATAAATCTGGTGATAATTCAAAAGCATTTAGAGGAAATTATGCAGGTATTGGTCATGAGTGGGATGAAGATAACAATATCTTCTGGCCTAAAAAACCTTATGCTTCTTGGGTAAAAGATACTACAACGGCAAGTTGGAAATCACCAATCGGTGATGCTCCTGCATTAACAGCAGAACAAACTTCACAAAACGACGCTGGCACTCACAAATGGAATTATGAGTGGAATGAAGAAGGCCAGTCTTGGGACTTGACAGACGCAAAAGCATAAATTAAAAAGGTATGTGGTATGCACAAGAAAGTATTATCTGAAATAGCTTTACATTATGGCACGATTGATATGCCTAAAGGCTTTGAAATAGATCGAGACAAACTTCAATCCGATATTCTATCGTCACAAATTAAAAATTCTACATTTCCTTACTCACGCGACTGGGATAAACTAAATACTTATATGCGAGAGCATATAAATGTAGAACACCATTTTACTTTAATAAATAAAGAAACGTGGGGTAATATGTATAAACCCAAAGAAGTTTCCGTTCCTTTATTAAATATAGACCCTGTCGATTTAAAAAATTCTCCTGATTATACTTTTCTTTATGGAGTCAATGTTAAAGATTGTAGCGTTAGAATACATTATGAAGATAACAGACGTAAAGGAAGATCTTGGGATATACCTTTAAATAATAATCAATTTATTATGTTTCCATCAACTAATATGTATTACTTAACCAATAATCAAAAGGATAGTTTAAATTTCGTGCAAACAATAACTTATGAATATATCTAATTATTATTGGTATTTTAGTGGTGTATTAACACCCAGATTTTGTGATGAAGTTATTAAATATGCTAATGCACAAAAAGAAGAAATGGCTAGAACAGGTGGATATGGTGATAAAAAATTAAATAAAGAAGAAGTTAAAAATTTACAAAGAAAAAGAAAATCAGATTTAGTATGGTTGAATGACACATGGATATATAAAGAATTACACCCATATGTTCACGAAGCAAATAGAAATGCTGGCTGGAATTTTGAATGGGATAGATCTGAATCTTGTCAGTTTACAAAATATAAATTACATCAATACTATGATTGGCACTGTGATGCTTGGGATAAACCTTATGATCGCAAAGATAAAAATGCACCTGATCATGGCAAAATTAGAAAACTATCTATGACTTGTCAGTTAACCGATGGTTCAGAATATAAAGGCGGTGAATTAGAATTTGATTTTAGAAACTATGATCCACATATGCGAGATGAATCGAAGCATAGA